CGGCTGCATGGGACGCTTTAGCTGATCTAGGTATTCGCGCATCGCCGCCACGTCCTGATCTTCTTGCGGCGGTCCAGCCTCTTCCGGCTGTTGAATCGGTTCGTCAGGCGCGCCGGCTATGTTTACGCTGGCCACCTGATATGGTAGCTCGGGTGATGCGTCTGTCATAGTTCCTGTGTCGCGTGCTGCATACCGGATAGGCACTGCCCTACCGCCCATCATCGATGCGACCCATTTCGCATCGGCGTTCTCTTGGACGAAACGCTCGCCGGTACGCGGATCAAATGCTACAGGTGCGCCACCGGAGTGCACAGAGCCACTCTCGTTGCCTGTGGCGAAGTTACTGACGTTCGAGCCGCGCAGTGCGTTCTGTATGTAACCGTTGATTCGTCCCTGCTGATCCGGCCCAAAGCCTTCACCGAGCTTTCTTATGGTCGCGTCAGGGTAGTAGCCACGCTGGCCAGTCACAGGATCGACTTGAGAATGGGCACTCGTAAGAGCCTGATTCAGCGTCATGCCACGCGACGCAGCACGATTCATCACCGACTCGATATACGCCTGCTCGGCTCGCGGTCCCTGTCCGCCGACTTCTGCATTGACTGAGGCTGCAAACAACCGTCGCGTATTGGGATCGGCAAGCTCTTGGCCGAATTGCGCTTGCCGCAACTGCATTAGATTGTTTGCAGATACTGGAGCCGTTGCACCGCCATATGGCCCAGGAGCGCCAGCAGCGCCAGCACCAGGACCAGGAATACTATCGCTAGGACCAGCCGTCCCTGATCGCCCTCCAGCCATCTGGATATGCACAGGGTCGCGTTGGAATGCGCTGCCTTTAAGGAACTCCAGCCCGTAACGACCCGCGTTCTGATGCAAGTAATCCAACACAGGACCCTTGCGTATATCTGCCGCCAGACCTTGTTCATGAAGGCTGCGTCCGGGCGGAGCGGCCAACCCGCCCGTGTTGTTTGGATTCGGCTGGTATGTGGTTCCTCCGAAGGTGACGGGGTGTCTGGTGTAGTCTGCATAGTATTGTGCCTGTATTTCCGCTGGTCGGTACAAATCGGATAGTGAAGCTTTGGACCCTGTAGCTGATTCGGCAGCTTGTATTGCCTGTGTTAGCCTGTTCGCAAAGGTTGGATTGAGAAACTGCGCATTGAGATCAGTGCCGCGACTGAGCAAATATTGATAAGGCTGTACTGCACCCGCAGGCGACGGCATGTTCTGTACAGGTGGAGGAGGCGTGTTCGATGCAGCAACAGCATACGGCTGCTGCGTTGGTGGAGCAGGCGGCGGTGTGTAAGCAGCCGGAGATAGCGCTTGTAATGTCTCGGCGGGGGATGCCTGCATACCTTGCAAGTTTCCCATCGGCTGCATTGGTAGCGGCATGGGCGGCGGCGGCACCATGCCGATTGTAGCTCCCTGCGGACCTTCCTGCGGAGATGCCAGCATGACAGCATCCTCCAGCGGAATGTGCTCGTCCTGCGGCGGCGGCGGAACGAAAGGTGCAGCCGTAGACGGCAATGGCTCCGGCTGCAACCCGTACTTCTGGTCGTCGTCCTGTGTGTCGTCTTGCGGTGCCAGGCTTTCGAGTTCGTCAATGTCATCGGCCATCTGTTTGACTCACACAGGTTTGGGGTTCAGTATCCGCCCTTTGGCTTCTTGCCCATCTGCTGCTGGGCCATTGCAAGCTCGTCCTCGGTGGACATAGGCTGGATCGAGCCTTGCGATGACGGCTGCGGCGGGGCATTGCCTGAGAAGGCAGCAGGAGGCGGTCCTCCCATTCCACCACCACGCGGAGGTGGAGGCCTTCGTCCCAGTCCTGGAGGCGGCATACCACCACCACCGGGAGGCATGGGCATACCACCACCACCACCGGGAGGCATTCCGCCACCGCCGCCCATACGGCCCAGTAGCATAGGCAAGAACCGCTGGGCAAGCTGTGGGATGATTGACGGATTGGCCGCAGCGGCCTGCACCACTTGCGGAGGAATCATCTTCATGATCTGCTGGAGCATTCCCGGCGGGACGCTCGACGCTAGCTGGGCTAACCCTGGAGGCATTCCTCCACCTGCTCCGGGCGGCATTCCACCACCGGCACCTGGAGGCATACCACCGCCGCCTGGGGGCATCGGTGGCATTCCTCGTGGCGGCGCACCGCCTCCGCCTGGGGGCATCATTGTCATGGTAGGCTCCTTTCACTCTTGGTTGAGTTGGCTCATGATCTTGTTAAGCACGCTGGCTCGGAAGTCCGGCATCTTTCCTGATGATGCACGCTCCGGAAGCCCTTTGTATGCTGTCGGTGGCGTCTTGGCTATGAAGTCACGAGCGACGACACCCGTCTCGCCCGAGTCGCCTTGATGTGCATACATGAACCGTTGCTGCGCTTTGGAGACTATAGGCATGTGGTCCTCCTATGCAAAGCCTGAGTCGCTAGTCCATCCGGTCGAGTCGCCGCCGTAGCTATTCCAGGCATCTTGTTGCGGTGGCCCAACTCCGTCAGCGAACGGATTCGAGTATGGGCCAGATACATATGGGATCGCTGGATACGAAGGTGTAGGTGTATCGGTGTATCCTACTCCAGGGTCTTGCCCAGCCGTCGTATTTGGTACCAGTCCGTATTGCGACTGCTGGTTGCTACCTCTGCCTCCACCGCCGCCGCCACCGCCGCCAAACTTGATGCCGCTTAGGTTGGGAGACTGTCCGACAGCCCTACCGTAGGCGTCGTATGCGCTACCAACTGCCGACGCTCCCGATGCCATAGCCGACTGGATCGCCTGCGCTTGTTGCCCCTCGATCGCGTTAAGCTCTTGAGGAACGGTCGAGTATGGATTTGGTGCGCTAGACATGCCGCCGGCCATCGTCTTCTGTAGCTGATCCAGCAATGGGAGATAGTGCTGTTGCCGTTGCTGAACGTCTTGCGCGTATTGTGGTATCGATTCTTGGTATGCTTTGGTTAGATTGGCGCCAATGTTCTGGCCCTGTGCATCGTCCATTGATTTGATAAACGTTGCGTAGTCTGCGCCACGTCCCTGCCGGAGCAACGTGCGCCCGATTGCTTGCCTATCGCCGCCAACTGCATCTTGATTCGCAAGCGACATTAATGAAAACAGCTTGTCTTCATCGGCTGCACGGCTTGGAGCCTGATCGTAGCGGAAGCCTGCAAGAGCCTTCTGGTAGTCTGGAATCGCCTCAAGGCCTCGCTGGCGTTGCTCTTCGAGAATCAGTCTGTTGCGTGTAGCGTCCTCGGTTAGCTGCTTCAACTGTTGCTGCTCGCCAGCACCAACGATGCTTCTCTGTGTTGGCGTCAGATCGGTTTCCCATGTGTTCGTTGCTTGATTGTAGCGTTGTGTATTGCCATAGGCGTCGGTACGAGTTGCCGACGCCATACGTTGCTGTTGCCTAGCCATCTGCTGCTGGAAGCGCAAGTTCATAAGTTGGATTTGCGCTTGCTCCTGCTGGGCACTGTATTGTAGCCCTGCACCGATTAGACCAACAAGGGCACCTGCGATCTCGGCCATTATGCTGTCTCCTCTTCGGCGTCGTCAGGCAGCGGCTCGTATCGCATGTCGCCAGTCTGTGGTCCACGTGGATCGTTGAATGACTGCGGCCCAACAGGCGGAGCGCTAGGAGTGGCTTGCCCAGGCTCGGTCCCTCCGAATGCGGGAGTGCGCGTGCCTGTCCACAGATTCTTCAGTGTGTCTAGCACGGCACCAATCGTTCCTCCTGATGCTGCGGGCGGCGCAGGTAGCGCAGTAGCCGGTGGTGCAGAAGGCGTTGGTACTGGGGTCACAGGGTTTTGGTTGTATGATGTGGGTGGTGCACTTGGAGTCACAGCAGCAGGAGCCGCAGCAGCAGCAGGAGTCTGTTGATTGTATATGGCTTGACTGTTTACCTGCGGAGTAATGACGTTGGTCATTGGCGTCTTACCCTGTGCACCGTACTTTTGGTACTCGTCGAAAGACAGCGGCGGTTGCTGCATCAACGCTCTTTGGTCGTTATTCGTTTGCCATTTAAGCATTAACGCACGAACGCCAGCCGGTGTTGTTGGCTGTTTCGCCATGACCCTGCCGGTCGCGGGATCGAATAGTGGCTGACCGCCTTGAGATGGTACGTAGGCTGGAGCAACCGCAGCCGCAGGTGTGGTCGTAGACGCAGGTGTGTATGTGGTCGTCCCAGTAGTAGAAGCAGGCCATGCTCCGGCTGCGGGACGAGCAGCCGCACCTGCTGCACCAGGCATGGCAATTATAGGAGGCGTGTTGGCCGGCAGTAGACCTTGAGCTATCATGTTGTTCTGCACTATCTGCGCCTTGTACGCAGCGGCCTGATTAGTCCTGTTAAGGCGTTCCTGTACGCCGGCAGGAGTATCCCATTGGGCTGCATAGCGGTGCTTTCCGGCAAGCGTTGTATAGCCTCCACCCGCGCCAGGTGTTACACCAGGTGTTACGGTACCATCTGCTGCCGTTGTCGGAGGACCAGGCAGCATCTGTATCCTCCCAGGCAATTTCACAATCGTATAGCCTGGGATATTCTGTTCGATCTTGTCGTCACGGCTCCCGAATATATTGCCGAACGGATCGCCGCTGCCGCCTCCACCCGTAGCTGGTCCTGACATGGGACTCTCCTATGTGTGAGTCAAACAGCGGATCAGAACACGGAGGAAGTATCAGTATTCTGCTTCTGGTTCGCCTGTGCGTTCGGGTCAACGACTCCTTGCTGGGCTGTTGGATCGAAGGGCAGGTTCTGGGCTCCTTGTCCGGCTCCTGCGATAGCGGCCAAGCCTGTAGTATTGAAGAGGTTAGCCGATCCGATTTTACCCCGGAGGGTTGTTCCGAGATTAGTGATGAAGTCGCTGAACTGCTTGTCTGCGGAACTGCCGTAAGTGTTTGGATCGAAGGTGTCGCCGAGCTTGAGGGTTGAGGCTTGGGTACGTGCTTGGTTTGCAACATCGCGTAGAGACTGCTGCTCAGTGGCAACAGTACCAGTACCAATCTCATTAAGCTTTGCCAGCACGCCGGGATTCTGACGGTCGAGTTCTGCTTCGGCAGCACTCTGTCCTGCTGGGGTGATAACGCCACGGGATAGCATGTTTTGAATGATTGCATCAGCGCTCTGCCGTTGTTCCGTATCAATACCCTGAATGTATGGATCGACAGTCTGCATATTGACGCGCTGCGTGTCGAAGTTGCCAGGGAACAGCTTATCGAGTTGCTGATTCGCTCTGGCCTGCGCTCCGGTAGTTTCTTGGTTGTAGATGCGAGCGCCAACGTCCTGGAACGCCGCGCCAGGATTCGGATCGGTCGGCGAGATGCCGGCAAGGATGCTCGAAATCTGCGAGTCGATATCGGTCGCATACTGCGAAGGATCGAGCCCTTGCTGTGAGAAATAGTCCTTCGCTGCGGCCGTTCCGCCTGCTGCCGAGCTTGTACGTAGAGACAGCAGATCGGCCTTGTCCTGCGCGGCCTTCGCATCGGCCGCAGCCTGGGCCTTCGCAGCGGCTGCTTCTTGCATCTGCTCAACTGCTAGACTGTTATCTGGAGGCATACTCGGTGCTGACATTTTCCTTGCTCCTCTGTTTGACGCGATAGTGATAGAGTTTCCCTATTGGCTCGAAACCTGCTACCTTGAGTAGCTTATCCATTCCTTCATCGTTTCCTCCTCCTGTGTACGTGGCTCCGATTATGGTAGCCTTGCGAGCGAGTGCCCAGTCGCGATATGCTGCTATGAGCTTCAATGCATTCGGCAGCGTGCGATATTCAGGCAGTATAAAGAGGAATATATCATTGCATACGCGATCCCAAGAGAATGCCATGGTCACGCAATACGCGCCGATGCCTCCGACAAGCTCCTCGCGCTCGTTCAGTAGAACGAAGGTCATGAAGTAGCCATCGTTGTTAATGTTCTGGTCCAGCATGAACTTAATGCGCGACGGATCGACAACTACACCTTTGTAGTTCGGCAGCTTGGGTATCTCGCGTGCGGCGTGCTCGATTATGCCGGGAATATCGATCTCGGTGTAGCGTCGCACGTGTGTTTTGTGTGTCGTTGGCATCTGTTTGACTCACACAGTTACATCATGATGATTGCAAGCGCTGATGAAGTTAGAGGTTGGTATGTGATGACGATAAGGCCATCACCGCCTTTGCCAGCAGTTTGCGTCCCTGCCGACGTTAAGTACCCACACCCACCGCCACCCCCTCCATACTGACCACCATCGCCTCCACTGGTAGCCGCACCAGTAACACCCGCAGCAGAACACCCACTACCCCCGCCACCGCCTCCTAAACCGTGTGTAGCGTCGAAAACGAAATCAGTAGACCCTTTTCCGGCAGAAGTTGTCGCAGTCGAATTTATATAGGACGAGCCTCCACCACCGGCGCCCGCAAAGCCATCTGTACCGTTGGGTCCTGGTTGACCACCACCACTGCCGGACCGATTGTTGCCACCGGCGGTTCCTAAAGAAACTGTGCTGGTTGCACTAGCAGTGCCTCCATTTGCGCCTCCTCCGCCACTTCCCCCGTTTGTGGCGCTACTCCCGATTGCACCAGCATTACCACCAGCACCATTAGGGCCTCCTGCGCCACCACCACCACTGTTTGATCTAGCTCCAGTGGGATTATTGGTAGCCGCGCCGCCACTGAAATGTAGCGTTGTGTCGTAAGTCACGGGTATCGTACCGCCAGAAATAACAGAAAAAGCCCCTCCGCCACCAGGACTGCTGCCAGCACTCACACCAGAAGTGGCAATAAAGCCGCCATTCCCAGCAGCGCCATCAGGTGACATCCAACAAGTGCCAAGGCCTGTTGCTGTAGTGGTATTCTCACCAACAATACCAACTCTGAACGGAACCGTTGATACTCCGGGTGTGCCTAAGGATCCAGCCGTTTGCACAAGTTTTCCATAGCCACCTCCGCCTCCCCCAACCTTACTAGTCGCGCCACTCCCAGTGTTGTTTATAGCCCCATTTCCTCCAGACCCGATCAGTTCGACAGTATGCCCAGCATCCTGCCAGTCAGCAGGCAAGAGCCACGGCGACACATCAGCTTTCGTAAGAAACACTTTCTTTGGCATATCAACCTCTATTCACTAGGAGTGTGATGCCAAGATCAGCCAGTGCGGTATCCTGAGTTCCTGGTGCGACTAATTGCAGAGAATCACCTGCCGCTAACGTCCCTCCAGCCCCCGACAGCGTAAAGCCTGATTTGGCCCCTGCCGGAGCAGTAATGGTACCTAGTGCTGTGGATACGCCTGCAGCAGTAATTTTGTTAAGCGTAAATGCCGCAGAGGCTGCTGCTGCCGTCATCGCATAACCCTTCGTGCTGGCAAGTCCACTCGGAACTACGATCGGAATTGCCATTGGCGCGACTACCATGGCTCCTGCCGCCGGCTTGCCAGCAAACGGAAACGCGATGGTTATCGGCCTTGAGTCAACATATTGTTTGGTCGCCGCTTGCAATGCCGCTGTTGGGTCACCGGCTAGCATCATTGGCAATGCCGAGTAATTGTGCGTATTCCCAGAAGTGAACCCAATCGCTGATGGTATGCCAAACTGCAACTCCCACGCGTTGGCACCGTCAATAGTCTGCCCACTACGAGTTTCGTATCGCATGTTTACTTGTTGCGCTCCCGTACTGAGCACAAAATCGACAAGGTTTACCCCACTGGTCGAAAATACTGCACCGTTTTTGCCTGAGTTGTTACCAATCTCCAATGCTGCGGAGCCGAAACTGCCACCAGTAGAAGTGAGGAATAGCGAGCTAGCAGGCGTCGAAATTGAATCGACGCGCAACACATGGCCCGAGTTATCGTAAGTGAAACTGGCGTCGCCGCCGAACGCCCCAGCGTTGTTGAACTGAACCTGCGTAGTCAATCCGCCTGGAAGCCCGCCACTTGGCGTTATAGCTTTCCATGCACCGCCTGAGCGCCCATAAGTTGAGGCATCGTTCGGCGCATCAGTCAGCGCACCTAGCAACGCTATAGCCTGTGTTTGAGTCAAATTGACGGGTGCCGCTGTTGCTCCCGTATTATTGCCTTTGATTGTACCTGCCGGCATTGTCGCCAGTAGTGTATTATCGATTCCGGCAGGAGCTACCGCAACAGTAACATTGCCTGAGCCTCCGCCTGTAAGGCCAGCACCTGCGGTGATATTTGTTACGCCACTAGATACCGCTGCCACAGCACTCTGCACGAATGCCGTCGTAGCAAGCTTTGTCGAACTGTCGGTACCGGGTGCGACTGTTGGTGCCGTTGGTGTCCCTGTAAACGCTGGCGAGTTGATGGGAGCACCGCCAAGGCTTGTGATGTCTCCGAGCGTCATATTTACGGCACCGGCGCGACCGTTCCAACTCGTTACACCAGCGCCTACGCCCATAGCAGCTTGCACAAATGCCGTAGTGGCGATCTTCGTCGAACTGTCTGCCGCTGGCGCTGTAGGTGCTGTCGGCGTTCCTGTCAGTGCTGGCGAATTGATTGGAGCACCGCCGATGCTTGTAATATCGGCAAGTGTCATCGTTACTGCACCATTACGTCCATTCCAACTCTGCACGCTCAGTGGAGCAGCCTGCGTAATTGCCGACTGCACAAACGCCGTAGTAGCAAGTTTAGTCGTATTATCCGTCGCAGGCACCGGAGTTGGAGCCGATGGCACGCCAGTAAACGCAGGACTTGCAAGCAGCGCACCGCCTACGCCGCTCACGTCGCCGGCAAGCAATGCAACCGACCCTACACGACCGTTGAATGACCTAACAGAATTTGCTCCCAATGCCGCTGCAACCGATTGCACAAATGCTGTTGTGGCAAGCTTCGTACTGTTATCAGTGCTTGGCGCGACAGTTGGTGCAGTAGGCGCACCTGTGAATGTCGGCGACGCCAACGGCGCCTTCAGGCCAAACGACTCATCGATAGCTGTCTGAACGTTCGTCGCGACCATATGGGTGACACTGTTGTCATACCCAATAGTGGAGGCAACCCCTGGTGCCATACTGTTGTAGGTGAAGCTCCAATACACAGCATCGTCGTTCATTATTCCTGATGCATTACTTGTGTGATTAGTCGCGCATATGCCGTACGTGTTGCGGCCGCCTGCCGTGTCATACGCCATATCGCCAACATGATACGCCGTATTGTTCATCCATTGACCACGCGGTCTAAACGACAGCAAGATCGGCGTCCAGTATGATGGATGGGCTGCCCTGTCCTGCGCAAATGTCGTCGGCACAATGGCACTTGTGTGCAGTTGTGCGCATAGCCAAGTCGATGCGTCAGCACTATCAATAGCCAGATTACCGACAACGTAGTTGAACCCATTTGCCCACAGCGATGCGCCGTTCGCTTGCGCCTGGCCGTATAACGCCAAATCGATTGCGTCGAACGAATCCCAAATCCCCTGTATCCACGGCTCCGACAGAAAGTCCGTCTTCGGGAGCCGGTAGTACTTCGTGTATGTGAGCGTCATGGCTCATGCCCCTGTTTGAGTCACACAGTCAGCGCTTGTACTTGCCTCGTGAGTACAGAAACGACGCACTAATGATCTGGAGCGGCTTGACTGTCGTTCCTATGAATCGCAGCTTCAAGAGCTTGAACTTGAGTGGATAGCCCCATAGCCGAGGGTCGTCCGCACGCCTGCCACCGCCCATTGGGCCGTCGTTATAGCCTGCGCCGAGCGTGCCGCCACCTGTGAACGGTACAGATAACCCCGGGCCGAAACGCACATTACCGTTGTCATCCTTGTACATTCCGTCCACATACGCTTCCGCTGTGAATTCCGCCGAGCCCAGCGTTCCTATGTTAATGAATCGCAAGTGTTTTGATTTCATTGGGTCCTTGCCGCTCAGCCACGGTAGTTCCATCTCGAACGCAATTGGTATACCTGTATATTTTGACCACCAAGTAGGATTGGCAGCAATGTCGCTTGCGATGGTTGTCGTTCCGCTTGTATGTGCAACCATACACGTATACGAAACGTTCCCAACTGTATCGCGTATAAGCTGCCCAGCGGTAAAGGCTGTGCTGACTGCCCAGTTGGCATCGCGGTCATTCATGCAGTCCGCATAATAGTTCTCGCCAATAAACACAGGATTGCCGTGCTGGTAAATCCTCGTGCCGAGTGCGTAAAATATACGACCCAGGAACGTCACACACGCGCATGTCCAAAGTTTCGGAAAGTTGTACTCGGACCATGAGCTATAATGCAGATTCTCACTGCCTGTATGCACAAAACACCGTCCTGACGGATTGAATAGGATAGTATCATGCCACAGCGGATCGTGAACCATAAAGCAGTTGTTCTGCTGCTGGGAATCCGTCAGATTGCCTGTTATGTTTCGGTAGAACGGCTCTATACGATCGCTCACATGATCGCTGGTAATCACACCACTAAACAAATTCTTCTTGGCATCACTGAAACCATCAAGCCCCGAGAAGATCAGGTCATGCTCTACTGGCGTGACACATCGTTGCCCGAGCAGACCAAATTTTGGTAATGTGTCCGGGAATTGAGGCTTATGAATGCCATTGGAGTCGTAGTTACCTAACTGCACAAGCAGTGACTGGCCCTGGAAGAATACAATAAGATAGCTTCGGAAGCCTGCCAAACCACGAATGGCCACTGCGCCTTCCGGAGAATATGCACCAACGTCAATCGAGATGCTGTCATTAGGAGCCGCGTCGCCAGGAAAGACGCCGGAGGTGCCAACCGCAGATATATAAATGGTTGTTGGCAGGTTCACGACACCCGCCACGCAATGGTAGTTTTGTGCAACGCATCCATATTTGCCAATAGGCGTATTTACGTTGCTGCCAACAGCTAAATCCTGCAAGTAGTCGAACTTGTAATTCTTGTCTATAACAAGTGGCTTATCAACGCCATTGTGAATAATAAGCGTATCCTTGAACGGTACAAAGCTCACCGCGACATACGTCTTGCCCCAACCAATCGGATGCCCGGGGAGCGCGCCGGCAACTGTGCTATTCCAGCCAACAGCAATAACACCTGTTGGCGTCACTGTTGCTATTTCGCCAGAATCCATCACAACAACTATGCGCCCGTTGAAATAGCACATGTCCATGATGTTGCCGGCCACAATACCTTTCACATCTGCGAACCAATTACTTCCAAATCGCACCTGCTGGCCACCGGACGGCGTACGACGGAAATTCTTCAATGTCATAGCATACTTAGGCTCCATGGTGAAATCGTCATCCACGGAGTTCAGCCCACCACCAAAGCCCCTGAGCGATAGACTCAGAAGCTGTGATCTAGGCGTCTTGCCAGAAAAGGTCTTTGGAAACAGCATTCCCATGATGCACCTGTTTGACTCAAACGCCAGTACCGACAAGCCATTCGTTAGGAATGCCTGTCCGACCACCGGAGCCGAAAGTTATCTCGTGTGAGGCAAACTGCGCCAGAATGTCTTTGTATCGCATCTCCATCATGTTTTTCGCCATGTCTGCGGCGGCTGCATTCAAATCATCAGTAGACAGCGTAGCCCATGCCGTGCCATACACCAGCATGTCACGATCCATGTAGAACGTATCTTGCCAGTCCCAGGCATCATTTTGCACGGGATAGAACTTTGCGAACACATTGATTTTGCCGACCGAAGTCTTCGGCATTATGAAAATACGCTTCGTCGCATACATTGGATTCAGCACATTAAGGGCGTTCCAGTAGAGCGGTCCTGATCCCGAAGACATATCCGGCTGAAACGGACTGATGCCTCGTGGTGCAAGCGTCAAATTCGTGAACGCGCCGTCCCTGCGTACCGCAATTATGTCTTCGAAATCCTGCACGTTCATTAGTTCATTAGTCGTCACTGTTCCCGTCACGCCATCGAGCGTCAACTGCAACCAGTCGCAGTAGTTGCGCCAATTATACTTCTTGAACAGCATGTTGAATGCACGAATCGCGTCAGCAAACATACGGTCATCCGAGTACATCTGCACGCCGGGACCAGATACCTCACCGACCAACTCCTGTGCGTCGTCAACAATATGGCGAATAGTTGCAGACATTATCTCGACTCCTTGCCAAGGCAACTGCTGACCATCTGCGCGATTAGCTGATCTCGTCGCTCCGCGTGCTCATTATAGACCCAGAGGAATAAGAGATTGACCGTTACGAGCGCTATGGCAAGGGGCTGGGACTTCATACTGTCCAACAGGGCCTTGACCATAGTGTTTGACTCACACACTAACTGGTGAATTGCTGAATACCGAGGAATCCACCATTGCCGGCAACGTTCACGCTATTGTCACCGAACATATCTACGTCGATTCTGGATACGCCGTCCAGCGTCATGATTGGCTGATACGTGCCACGCGGGTCGCCAGAGACGTTCGTGGCAGGATCAGTCAGATCAGGCAACGTAAACACCGCCGGTATCGTGATCGTCGCCTGTGGAACCAAGACACCGGCTTCGTGCGCAAACGCAATCACACCCTTGTACGGCAGTCCGAGGCCGGCACCGGTACCTATTGAGAGCAAGACCGCAGCCGTCGATGGCGTGACAGTTCTCACCGATATAACCCTGTAAAACGCCTTCTTACCAACCAGTGCTGTCGTGGCACCAGATGCGCCGGTAAAGCGTTCAACCATAGGCTGACCGATATAGTCCTGCCCAATGACTTCAAGGACGTTGGCATTGCCTGGGGCGATTGACGGCGTGACTGTGATCGTACGGCCGTAAGTCGAGTCTGCAACACCAACGACGGCCAATGCAGCAACGCTACCAGCCACACCATTCGCTGCAATGGCACCAGTCGTGTACTTCGTCGGATTGGCAAGTCCCGGTGTGCCAAGCGAGAAGTTCTGTGGTTCGAGATCAATCATGTCGGACGAGTATTGCATCGCCTTGACATAATTGTTGATGCCTTGTTGACTGAATCTTCGATCTCTCGCGGTCATGCTACCTCCTTCTCCGCGACCTGTTCCGGCATCAATTGCGGGCCGGTCTTGGCACAGGCCATTTGGATGACCATGGTTTCCATGTCGATCATGGCACCGGCACGAGCATCAGCGTCCTGTGCCATCATCACGCGGCCTAGAGGACTGTTCGGATCAGACAAGCCCTCCAGGTTAATGATTCGCGGCTTCCTGTGGAGTTGATAATGTTCCAGAAGCTGCCGGTTCGGAATGCGAACAACGTGCCCACGGGGAAAGTATACCATGTATCCCGCGGGCTCCTCGACCATTTCCTTCTTCCACTCATACTGGTCGCGTTGCTTCGCATTGCCTTTTCGGGAAAGCACGAGCCGACATTTCTCGCGCTTGACCGTCCCCTGCAACTCGCGAACGACATACGCGAGTCGCGCTCCTATCATGTTCGCTGTAATCATACTGCACCTCGCGTTACGCCTTTGGCGGCTTAGTACCTGGTTGCGGAGGCTGTGACGGAGTCGGGACCGGCATCTCAGGCGTCACAATGCCGATCGTAAACCAGCCTTTGTCACTGGTCCAGCCCGACTTCCACTCGATTACGGCATCGTCACTCGGCGGATCAACCGGAGGCTGATTCGGAGGAATGAAGATCGGCGGCGTCGGGAATGGCTCATTTCCGCCACCCCAGATTCCTGGAGGCTGACCACCAGGTGCGATGGGATGCGACGGATGCCCAGGGCTCGGCCAGATGCCCGGAGGCTGGCCACCCGGAGCTATAGGATGCGTCGGGAAGCCTGGTCCCTGTGATGGATGCGGTGGCTGGCCACCGGGAGCGATTGGATGGGATGGCCAACCAGGCACTCCAAAGCCGGGATCGACAGGGCCGCCGCCGACTGGCAGAATGTATGCAAGAAAACCACTCATGTTGCTTCTCCTGTTTGAGTCAAAAGGCAAGGACTAGTTGAAGAAGATAGCAGCTAGTTAGTCAGGAACGCGTGCGTCCTGTAGTTACGCCATGTGCAAAGTTGACCCTCCCACACGACGCGCCGGCCGGTTGCATCCATGGACCATGGCGCAACCAATTGCTTGATCTTCATATTCACACCACGCAGCACATGCAGCGTCATGTATCCGTCGTTGACAAAATACGCCTGATTTGCATTGAGTTTCTCGTCGAACAGCAGTGGAATGCCGTTGTGCGTGGTGCCGACGATCCCCAAGTTGACAAGCTTCTTTCCAGTTCCTGTAGCGTCAAGATTGATATGTTGCTTGTCTCGGGCGGCCGCTTTGTGCATTCGATAGATGTTGCGGCCCGCAAAGATGACAGTAGGTTGTGGAGAGCTTTGACCGTCTGTTGACCGATTGAGGTCAAGTTCGGTGATGTCATCGAACGCCTCCTCGATGTTTTCGGGCGTCAGAGTGCCTGTGAAGTCGTACGACGAAGTCCTCCACTGGCTCTCACTCGCCATGCTGATGCCGCCAACAGACCCGCTGGTCGGATCAACAGGTATCAGATTACCCAAACCGTTTGGGTCGGTCCCGGCTCCCACGCTCGTGTGGTACGTAGCAAACTGACGAGAGATCGACTCATCGAGGGCCATGATCTTGCCCTTAATGATCTTGAAGATCGCCGCCCGACCTTGGTTCTCGTCCTCCTCCTGATCGGAGATAATCAACGATCCAACAACCCGTGACATGAAGTGATTGACAGTCACGAATTCGTTCGTTTGGTTGACCGGCACTGTGTCGTAGTACTGCATCGAAGTCACGTTGGGGTTCAGGCCGGTAATCAGCGGATTGCTAATCTGGGGTCCGCCGTCCTCAACCACCACACGCTTCTTCGCATGCAGATATGCGCTCACTGTGCCGGAGATCGCAGATGCCATAATCAACTTGGCACGGCTGCGGGTCAACATCGCGTTGACAACTGTGTCAAGAGTAGCCATCGGTAGAACTCCGTTGTTTGACTCAAACGCCTAGAGAGTCAAGCGTCTCCCTGAGTATCGAGTCGTACGATTGCCCTATAGGCGCCATGCCGTTCGATTGTGTGAACTGTGGCGATCCGCGCCCGGTTGGTAAGTTTCGTCTCGCTTGTCTCATCTGCCCATTGCCGTTGCTAGCGGTCAAGCGCATATGGTTCAACTGTATCCTCGCCCAGACCTCGCTCATGGACATGTGCTGGAACTGGGGTTGACTCAATACTGCATGAAACACCGGTATATACTCCCGCGCTGCGGGGTTCGCGATGAAGAAGCCGTTGACCTCACGCTCTGTCTCATGGTACACACGCTGAGCCGTTTCCTGGTGCTGCTGTTGAAACTGCTCGGCCTGCATACGCTGTTGCAGTGGAGTCAGCGCCCCTCTGATCTCGTTCTGCACCATGCCCATCAGCGCCTGGGAGTCTACACCACCAGGCGAAATACCAATTCGTGTGACATCGACACCGGCAGCGGCAGCCATTGTCAGGATTTTCTTGAGCGTGGACACAGGATCACGCTTCGCCTCTGACGCAAGCTGCATCGCCTGAATGGACTCGCCATCGTTCAGGCCTAAGCGTGCAGCCGCCGTGTTCCGGTCGTTAAGCTGCGCCGTGAGCCCCTCGATGCGATTATGGAACTGTTGTCCCAATTCAATCGCTCTCGTAAGCCGCGATGTTAGGTCCTGCGAACGAGCCTGTTCCGTCACAAGCTCTCGCCGCGACCGCTGCGTCTCCTGGTACATACGTGCTTCGAAACCCGCCCTGGCGACAACCTTGCCATCAGGCCCAACCAAGTTCCCGCGCTGGTCAGCCTGAACCTCCGCACCGCGAGGCAGTGGCCGCGCTTGTTGCTGCGGTTGTTGTCGCCCTGGCTGTTGTTGCCGAGGCTCACCGTACTCTTGCCGACCTCTGTCTGACTCAAACGACTCGCCGCTTTCTCCTAGTTCTCCGCTTTCGCCTTCTTCTCCGCCTTCTTCTCCTCCACCGATATCGGCTTCGTCCATACCAAGGTTATCCAGCACCATATCCATGGCGCTCTCTGAACCACCGTCCAGGTTCCGTTCCGTCATAGCTCACTCCTCTCACTGCGTTGGTGTCATCTTAGCTAATGGCGACTTCTTGGGTAATACCGGTGCGGGCTGACCACCACCGTTAGGTGCCGGGGATGACGGTGGTCCTCCCGGTGGTGGCTGCCCACCTTGCGCCGCATGTAGCTGGGCCACATGTTGCAACAAGTAGCTCATAATCATGTGCGGATCGGCACCTTGCTGCTTCATCTGCACAACCTGCTGCTTCACCTGCGGCGGGATATTGGCCAGCAATTGCTCGATATTCTGTCCAGGCTGCGTGCCAGGCCCCTGCGTTCCTGTTGGTGTCGGCGCGCCGGGCGATCCTGCATCTGCGCCGCCTGGAGGCTGATCTGGCGGCTGATTTCCACCCGGCTGCGTACCCGTCACCGACCCTGTACCTTGCCCAGTCTTGGCCTGAATCTCTGCGTCGATCGCGGCCCAATCCTCCGGCTGAATAACAACCTCGCTGAATGCCTGTTCGAGCACCTTGAGCATCACTTTCAGCGTAGCTCCGGGCGCTGCCTGCGCAAATTGCCCAATAGCTTGCGCAATCTGAATAGCCTCCTTCTTCTTGAATATGCTGTTCGGCTTCTCCATACTGCCGGCGACAATCTCCATATTATACGTGCTATTGAGCGTCGCCACAGACATTTGCTTGAAATTCTGACCGAGCGCCGGACCAATCAAACCAACTACATCGTCCACAGTCATGTATTGAACACACAACTCAGCTAGCGAACTGGCTATATCCGCCACGGCGTCTTCCACAACGTCAACCTTCGCGCCCACGGATAGCTTCATCGACTCCTGATACGTGTTCACGGCGTCTTCATTCGTGTTCGTCTTGAACTGCACACCACGCAACGCATCGCTGGTATTGGTAATTCTATTGATCGCGTCCAGCAAATCCTGCTTGTTGAATAGCTCCTTGTATTGATCCATTTTCGGATAGAGCGACTCGAAAATGTCCGAGATTTTCCCCTCGCCGGCCTTGACGCCGCACATGTGCTTATTGTCACTGCCGACATTCTCGCCACGTATGCCGTTCAGCATCTTCTCGACCTGATCGCTGTCCACTTTGTCGGCATTGTAGAAGAAATAATCGAACACTGACGTGCGCATACGCCGCAACTTGCGATTGATGACGTTGATTTCGTCCTGCTGGTCCAGGTAATACGACGATTCGCCCACGGCAACTGTACCGCCGGTGCTCATAGTGTAACCAATGATGTAATACGGGAAAAACCGACTAATGTTCAACGGGTCATCCCAGACCCATAGCGGCCATGTCCAGTCATCTCTATGGAACAGCATAACTCGATGCGTCAGCCTATCCCAAACGAGATAACACTCAGTAGTGTACATGTTCAGATATGCAGTGCGTTCGTCATCCGTGTGGTGCGTACTATCTACACCCGACTCCATCGCCTGCTGCACAAATCCCAAACCGTCGTCGCGCTTCCCATCCGATGTATCAAACGACGCCTTGTGCGTAGGCTTATAAATCAGAACGCGTGACCCGCATTTGAGATCACCATTCTCGCCGGTGCCTTCCGCTGAATCAGGATCAGGCATCGTAAATCGTTGCGTAAGCATCGCAGTCGGCAAAAACACTCGCTCGGCCTGCCAATCCGCATCGGTGCCATCCTGCAATTCGGCATACGGATCAATAATCAAATTATGCGGCAGCACATTACTCAAACTCGGCCCACTCGGCTTCATCACTTCCATGTTCATCTCCAGGGCTTCCATCTGCCCGTAGAGATTCGAAACCTCTTCTTGGCTCTTCACCGTCGCCAATTGCTGCGTGATTTCCGTCAATTGCTGCACGGCGACTTCTCGCGAATCGTCCTTTCTGGTATAATCCAGCTTCAGAACACCGAAATTCGTAAGCAGCCCAACGCCTACGCACTTCTTGATCTTCAGCTTTGCACGCAACGTCGTCCTGAATAGCGTATTTATCAGCTTCTCCAGCGCCTTACAGAAGTCCTGATCGGTGCTATCCGCCGTGCTAACCGTAATGTCGGGATTCTTGCTGTAAACCGCCGGTAGCATGACGTTCAGGTTCGAGAATACGACATTCTCCGTCACGTCGCCACGCTTGAACACACCACGGGATGACTCAATTGCACGACCCTGACTATTATTATAGTAACGAAATACCTCGTCCCATGCAATCGTGACTTGCTCGTACGCCTTAATTGCAGCATTGATCCTGCGCTGCCACAGCTTGCCCACCGACGAGCTAATCGCGATACGGCTGCCTTCGTAAATGCGATATACTGGTTCTGGCTCGCCGCTGCGTCCTGGCGCCGATGACGTATCGTCGCCGTCATCCACATCTGTCTCGTCAGCGCCATATACATCTGTCATGTGTTTGACTCAAACAGTTAGAGTGTTTCGGGCGAGACGATCAGAGGGACGCTCGAACCGCCTCGCCCACGCCCGCCACACAGGGGTCAGCCGTGCTTAAGTTGACGAGCGTTTCCGACGGCGGGACAGCCAGCCCATAAGGCCTAGCCCACCCGCAAACAACGGTAGAGCAGCCGGAATCGGAACGGTAGGAACTGCAACTGCCAATATCTGATCGGTAGGCACCACGTCCAACAGATCGAAACGAGCGCCCGGATCAAACAACGCCCCGCCCGACGAAGCTTCCGCCGCCAATGTCACCGACGCAGTAATATCGGCAAGTCCTGCACTGCTACTGGAGGAGAACGTAAGCCCTGGACCGTACTCCAGCCGCCAAATTGCCAGTTGTGCCGCGGCTGGATTGTTGTCCAATGCGCCACCGAAGTGATCGATGACGCTCGCCATCTCGGTCACTTGCAATGCGGAGATGGACGGGTTGCCATTCCCAACACTGCCGGGACCTGGGAACGGGACGATGTTGTACGTTCCGGTAGGGTTCAGGCCGGTAAGGATATCCACGCACCATGCAGCGATGCTTGTGATATTCTGGCCCATGAACGTTCCAGTCCCAGTCAAAGTAATCTCTCCGACCGATGCCGTGAACGGTGCGTTCAGTAGTGTAGGGTCAGTCAACGTGACTGAAACCCCCGGATTGACTGAAAACCCAGTATAGTTGAAGTTATCAGCCCACGCGCCGCTACCGGCAGTAGCAACAAGCATTGCGCCGGCAAGCAGTAGTTTCTTCATCGCGTCCTCCTACGTTATGGCGGTGCCGCCGCCACGGTTAGAATGTGGATGGCTTGTTGTCCAGTTCTACCTCATGCCAATACGACCATTTTGGAGGCATGGCCGACTCTGGCACAATAATCTTACTCACCTCTGGCAGATACGAGAGCATGTATTTCAATGCGTTCATCGCATGGTCATTCGCGTCCATCGGTTCATCAATGCGCTGGCCGGCTGTATTCTGTTTCCAGTAATATGATGTCATCTCGTCGCTAATGAATGCTAAATCGTCCGCAAAATACAGTAGCGGACTCGGGTCTTCCTTCGTAATTATATGTGGAACGCCCTTCTTTCCAGCCAAATAAGAATTAACCTTCGCAATGCCCGTGACAACATCGTTGCTCGACGGCCGCATGTAGATTTTATCGTCCTGATATAGCTTCGCAATGGTCGCTCCTGTCTCTCTCATCCCAGCGACAACCACCTTCTTGAATATCGCAGGATCGGCATGGATTCTGTTGTTGAACATCAGCAATCCGGCATACTTTGCCCGTATGTCCCGGATCGCTTGTGGCTGTAGATTGTATGGAAAGTCGCTCTGGTAATAGCCGTCCAGTATAATAACTCTCCCACGGTCATCCACGAAACCCATCAAGTAACAACTCGGCGACACTATACCGAAATCGTAAGACTCAATTGCCTGAATCTGAACATGACGAAGTAGGCATTCCGCCAAGTAATTCTCGGCTTCCTCACGCGATATGGTATGGACCGACGGATCGTAATCAGGATGCACCAGGCCCTCGAACGCGACCCATTTCCCGAGTAGGAAACGGTCGCGCATCTGACCTTTGTATGTCGATTCGAGTCCGACGATGTAGTCATGTGATAAGTTATGCTTATTCGCGTAAGTGTCACTCTCAAATAATTCAATGATCGGCATACCCGAATCGGTATCCACAAGCAGCTTCTCCACTCGCTGTCCGGTCTTCAACCAAAGCAAGTACGGCTGTATGAGTTCCTTGTAGAACCAATTGTGTGATGGGTTTGCCGTAAGCATAAGCCAACGTGGGCCTGTGGCGGGCATGGATAAATCTTCTTCGTCGGCCTGATAAGGCGTGTCCCCACGAAGACGGCCAAGGAGGTCAAAGAAATCTTTGTGTATGATACCTGGGTCTTCGATCTGATCGACCCCGATCCAATCATACGTTGCGGATAGAAGATTACTCGTCGAACTCCCATCATTGCGAGCCCTTCCACGCTGCGATATGTAACGGAAATTGACAACCGAGCCGTTCTTCATATAGCACGTGTTGTCGTCGATCGTCGGCTTCTTCATTACCCAATCGGGTGGACACCACTTGAAGAACACCTTGCGAAGCGTATCATTCAGCTTCGGGTATGTCTCTCTTGCCAGCAGTCCATTGCAACCAGGATAATCCTTTACCAGCTTCAATGCCTTGATCGCCAACGCCGTCGTCTTACCATTCGCGAACGCACCGCCGAATACCTGAATCTTCGCCCGGCTATGATAAAAGCCCGACTGCACAGAGCCTTCGATGACTTTGTAATTCGGCATGTGTTTGACTCAAACGCTATTGTTTCACCGCCTGCTTCTGCCAGTGCCCCGTCGTTATGTCCGTGGCCTGGAACGTATCACCCGTGTCAAGCGTAAGGACAGGCTCTCCAGGATAGAGCGGGGTCGTCGTTGCGAGCGCCGCCGTAGTCGCCACGAAACGATTGATCTTCGAATAAGGAGGATCAATGGATGGACCTGCATTTGTTCCCGCCTTGTTCACGACCCAAGTCATTCTCGCCTCCTAGTTGTCGAGTGTTATCCCATTGACAGCAACCTCGGCGTCACTGTCACCCTTGACAATCGTGATACGCAACTCGTTCTGCTGGCCCTTGCCTTCGGCCAAATCCTTCGGTCGAACGCCTGCACGATCCAAAAGATCAATACTTGCCTTCAACACATTGTTTTCCTTCTGGCCATTCATCGCAATGCCGTACACATTATCCAATGCGTCATCGGCATATGCAGCAATGCGGGACACAAGACGCTTCGACTTCGCGCTGACGAACTCCGACGCAACGATCTCGAATGTCTCACCATACCCCGGATGCGTCCGTACGCTGCGAACGTCAGACGGCATAATGTCCAACATCTCGGCGATATCCCGATCTGTCAGACCCATGATGGTAAGCGTGAACACCATCGCAATACCCTTCATGGCCTTCGTCGAAGCTGGCAACTCAGGAATCGATCGCTTACGCAACGGCCTGTATTCACTGCTAGATTTTACATGACTCTTCGCAGGATCACTGAACAGCACTTCTGGAGGAATGACTTTGCCGTCTGCCATCACGTAAGGATCGCCCCAAGCCGCCAGCTTCGAGCGCTTCACAACGGCCTTGTGCCCATTTGCCGTCGTTTTAGCCATTGCAACCCCTCCCTGTTTGACTCAAAATCAACGCGTGCCGAGTGGATTGCCATCCTTGTTCGGCACTGGGTTGCTACCAAAGGTTGTACGCGTAGACCACGTAAGCAGGTCATTCTTGTACTCGTTTACATCCGCGGTCGTGGTCGCACGATTGATAAGAGCCGTCTGCGTAATGGCTCGCTTGCCACCAAGTTCCACATTCGCTTCGACCTGTGGATACATCTGCGTCGCGACGGCACCGGGAGCTACGCCAGCCGTCACAACCATAATCTTACGCAACGCTAACATGGACTTCTGACTCAAGTCCTTGGCAACAGACGACCGCAGTCCGTCCTTGCCACTGATACTCACCAACTGCGAAAGCCCGACCGAGTCGCCAAACAAACCACCTTTCACGTTTGCCGTAGCGGTGTTCGTTGCCATGGTTTCTCCTATCTGCTGGACAAAACGCGATTGGGCACGACGCCATTGGCTGTGCCCTGCATGATACGCAAATCCAACGCGGGCTCTGATCTGCCTACGTTGGGCGGAACTGTTGCCGCTTTCGCGGTATTCACCGCTAACTGTGCGGCGATGTCTGCTGAATTCTTCTTGTGGATCGCGTCACTTTCTGCCGTACTTTGAGCCACGCTTCTTCTCCTGTTCCGGCACCGGCTCCGTATCCTCGTCTTCATCCGGCAACGGTGCGTCTTCTGGTATCGGGTGCTGATGCACCGGATTCACAGGCCTCGTCGGATCCTGCGGCTGTTGCGGCGCCCCTCCTTGGCTCTGCTGCTGAGCCTGCTCCTCCATCTGACGCTTCGTCGCCTCGGCCGCTCGCTTGTTCGCGGCCTCAGTAATCGCCTCCTGCTCTTCGTTGTACTTCCGGACTTGCTCGTCACGGGCTGCATCGTACGCTCTTCGATCAGGCGTCGGCCCAGGGTGCGGCTCCGGTATCACAACAGCCGGCGGCAGTTCGTTATCCGGTACATCCTCTTCTCTGGTCTGCTCGTTGGTCATGTTCCTACCCCTTGTTTGACTCAAACAGCTTGCAGAAATCAGGGGACCGAGTCACCGTCGCAACGTACATGGCCACACGTACAGATTGTGCTCGGCCCCCTGGCTGGACGGTCCTACCGTGCGGTGGGAGGATGCAAGCCGCAAAAAACCCATCCAACGCCCCAATTATGACACAAAAAAAGGCCTTTGTCAAGCACTATTTTTCGTGTGATAGCACAAATGATAGCACTGAGTGTCGGTGTTTGACTCAAATACGCTTAGCCAGACGCCTCAATTTGTCTATTCTTGCCCTACTTAGCCTATCCATAAGGAGCCATAGAGGCAAAACGACCCGTTTGCTATCAGAATCAATCACAACAAGACGCTTCGGAAGCATTAATTTATCGCCATCGATGACAAATGCGGCCTGCTTATGAGTCTCGAAATGCGGTAAAATGGTCTCGTACTTGACAATAATACGTCTCGCCGGCCTTTTCGCGGTCATTTTGTGTGGTTCCTGATGGGTATTTGAGTCAAACACGCGATGCGATTGGTGCTCGAAATATGTATATATATCCCTCCCGCGGAGCCACCCCACAGCATAACAGTCAACTCTACCACTCTCGTGGCTCCATGTCAAGCACTATTTTCACATTCACCTGCGACATATTGCCGCACCCCGCTCATAACGAAGTGCGATGCCTGTTCACGGTTTGTTCACGGTGTTTTGCGCTTTTCCCACACTTTGATCCGCTCTCTGAGCGTATAGCCTATCCTCTCCTCCGGGTTAGGTCTCTCCTCGCCGCAGGCACGGATAGTCCTAACACCCGGCATTTTTCACCTGCACACATGGCCTGTTTGACTCAAACACCGTACTCGTATAGGTTGCATTTGCATCGTGCTGTTTGACTCACACAGAGCATGGCACCGCGCTTACCAGCGATTTCCAGGAGTGCGATCGTGCCGACACCGTACCGCCCCCCCCCATCCCCCCCCGAAGGTCAATAGGACATATTGTCGCAGTTTGGAAATGGGGCGGGGTGGTCACCATGGGTACGGAACAAACAAACACCAAACAAACACCAAACAAACAACGTGCAAGATGTGGCCGTGGAATGGGCATAAGTTGGTGGTGTGTGATTTGTTGTTTGATGTTTGATTGGAAGGAGGTGATGGAGCCTCCCTATTTGGTCCCGCAAAACGCCGGTTAGCGGTCCGTGCCGGTGAGGCGCGTCAATTGGCATACATGCACGGGTATTTGACTCAAACGATAGCGCGGCTTGTTGTTGGTCCGTGTTTGATTGATGTTTGGTTGTTGGTTGGTTGTTGGTAGGAGGCGAATGTGTCACAGATAGGATATTCCGTGCCTTCGGCGAGGAATGGCCTATCGGGGCAGAAGGGGGGATTGCATGCCGCGTATGGGCGATGGGCGATGGGAGATGGCGTAGGCCTAGGACGCGCTAGGAAGGGCAAGGATAGGCTTGCGTGGGATGGCCGCTAGGGTAGTAGCCTGTTTGAGTCAAACACGCGTACGGGCATTTGTGGGCGTTCTAGAGGCATGTGCGGCAGGCTGTCGCAGGGTGAAAAAAGTGGTTGACGGGTCGTATGGGGATGGTATGGTGGCGATATCAGATTGATAGCGAGGTGATGACGGATAGGTTCTTGAGTTGGTTGCGGGCGCTGGCACCCCTTTGTAGACACCAGCATGGACAGATCACGACGCGCCATGCATGCGCGGCACGGATGCCCCTCACACGGGCTGCTCTAGTAGACTAGGGCCAGTGCCACAAACGCGGACCATCAGGCGACGTACGGGCAAATAGCGCGGACCACAAAGCTCTGATATTAGGGGCGGTCGCGCAAGGTAAAGGGCAAAAACCCTTTACAAGCTCAGACGGGCTTAATTGCTCGCAATGGCCATTGTCATGGTGGTTATTGCGGGCAATTTCGCCCCCGGACTAGGTCCGGTTAATGGAGTGCAAACTATGAAGATGCTAATTGGTGCTGCTTTGGTGTCGCTCGCGGTTAGTGCGTATGCGCAGTCAAATGCGAATGCGCAAGGCGTGCAAGTGATACCGGGCGTTGCTGCCGCTCAAGAAGGTGCCGCGAATAACCCGCCATCATGGCAAGCTGTTTGCGGTTACAAGTGGAGGCAGTATCGGCAGGCTACCGGAGCGAGTGGACGTGACGCTTACACTGCGTTTATGCGAACGCCTTCGAAGGATGGTGGTTGCGGCGCAGGTGAGACCACGACCACCCGTAAGGTCACTGCCAAGCCGAATGATGACCGTATCAAGGAATACATTGATAAGCTTGGTACGAAGGTTCCGGGAGTTCCGGTTCCTGCTGAACAGCGGCCGGCCACTCATGAGGAAGAGGAAAATCTGTATCCTCATGAGCATGTTGTGCCAGAAACGCACGGCGAACTGCCGGTGACTTGGCAGGATGCGCGGCGTGGTGGCGGGCGTCACGGCTAACGTGCAATAGACATGAGCGGCGCATCGGTAAGGAACGATGCGCCGTTCTAGCCTGTTGCAAGTGTGACAGGGTGTGACAATATGTCGCAGTTGACAAAGCTGCGACAATATGTCATACTATCAAGTTGCTATCAAAATTGGAGGATGAAATGGTAGTTAAGTCCCGTTTGAGTCAAACAAACCCGCGTGCCATGGGAACTAATCCTAGGGCAGCGGTGAGGCCTGTTGAAGTGAAAGTGTCGAAGCCTGTACCGAAAGGACGGGCTGAGACGGCGGCGGAGAAGGCCGCTAACGAGACTACCGGCGGTATCGTGGCAGTCAAAAGGTCCGCGCTATCGGTGGACGTTGGTCCGCGAGTTATTCATGCCCTCTGGAACAATTCCAGCCGGGAGATGGAAATCACGGATGAACTGAACCAATTGCAGGGTCGCAAGCAATATGAGCAGTTGTCACAGTTGACAATGGCCATAATCAAGGCTGCCCGTGCGGACAAGTCCATTGATCTGGCCGTGCTTTACGAAGGCGAGAAGAAGGCGATGGAAAAGCTGAACAATCAGCTTGGCATTGCCTTGGGCTTTCGTGAAGTCAAGAGCGAACCGGACAAGAATGGAGTGGTTTACGAGAGTGTCGTGACAAGCGCCAGTGTCGGCGACTGCTTCCCAATGCCCGGAGAAACGGAAACCAATACGGCCGACTTCAATCGCAAGAGGACATTCAGAAGCAATTTCCTTACGCAATTGAAGAAGTGCGCTATGGGCGCGCATAGTGCCATCGAACAGAACATCGATGTTAAGTTCGATGAGAAGGCCGGCACTTTGCTGATCTCTGGTCCGGCGGTCAAGAAGCATTTCGGCCAAGAGCGCGTGCTTTTGGACGAGCGCAAGACTGTCGGAGCCGGTGACGCAAGGGTGGAACTGAGCGAGAAGCCTAGCTTCACGTCGCTCGGTCATATCGGTGCCGCGTCGTTGGGCGTTGCTCCCGTAACTGGTGCCGGTAATCACAGAACCAGGCAAGCTGGAACGGTCGGTGGCACACTCGCCGCCGGCGCTGCGAAGGCAGCGGAAGTGACGGGCAAGGAAAGCCTTGACGCCGCGATCCTGACCATCTGCAAGTCTCTGCGGACGGCGCTAGAGAAGACCAAGGAACTGAGCAAGAACGCGGTTGCGGCCTTGGAAGAGACCAAGAACGCAATCGAGGTACGGCTCGCGAACTAGGCCAAGGCACGGGCCGGTACAGAAATGTGCCGGCCCGGTCTGTTTGACTCAAACAAGGAGTGCAGATATGTCAGATTACGTCTATTTACCGCCATATGCTGACTTTGGTGGCTACAGCCTGTTTCCGGTTGTAGCGGTTGCAGTGCTGATTATATTCGCGATGCTATGTGTAGGAACCGACTGAAAGAGGCCCTGGCAGCGCGCCAGGGCTTTTTTTTATCCTGGTCAGGGTCACGACTCCGGCGCTTTCCTGGTCAGGGTCACGACTCCGGCGCTTTCCTGGTCAGGGTCACGACTCCGGTGCGACAAATTGACGCAGGGGGATTGACAAAGTGATATCATTATGATATAATGGATGGTTCTTCTGTCCAGAGGGGTGGAGGAACGGGCTGTTTGAGTCAAACAACAGGAGTGCAAGATGGACGCGACGAGCAAGGCTATTCAGGATGCAGCTAAGGTGCATGTGATTAGCACGGCGCTGTTGGAGATGGTTGATGCGGTTGGCTTGTCAAAGGTGTTGGACCTGCTAACCGATATCTGCCACGAGAAGGCCAGTGAGAGCATGGATGATGCCTGGGAAGATGCTGCGGAAGGCCTGTCGAGAGTGAGTGCCTTCGTTAACGTGTGAGTCAAACAGAGGGGTAAGCTATGATGGAATGGGTTAAGGGAATGAAGGTGCGGGCCGATGATGGCTTCAGTTGTATACAGGCTGGTTCCGTGCTGGAAGTCAAGGAGTCGGATGTTGGGCCATACGTGGAATGCACATTCGGGAAGCATTACCTGTGTGGTGACGAGCCTGGGTTCGAGTGTGTGAGTCAAACAGAAGGAGAGTAAAGTGCGCCACGAACGTGAGAAATTTATCCTCTGCCCTGTGTGTGAGGGCAGAGGCGTTACCGTCAACCCGAGCATCGATGCGCACGGGTTGACGCGAGCAGACTTCGCGGAAGACCCGGAGTTCGAGCGTGATTACTTTAGCGGCATGTATGACATTACATGCCGTGCGTGCAATGGTAAGCGCGTGGTGACTAGGAACCGCTTGCAGGTGCTGAAGCAGCACGCTGAAGAACGCGAGCAAGCTGCGCAAGAGGACGGAAACTGGGAAGAGTACCAAGGCGCTCATGATTGGCGCTTTGGGTAGTGTGAGTCAAACAGGCAAATAGGAGTGCAAACGATGATTATCTATGAGCAAACGGCTAAGACTGAACGCGACAAACAGCGCAGCGAACGCGAGTCCGCAATTAGTGTTGCGGGCATTCAGCTAGAGATGCTGATAAGGCATTTCGCGAAGCGCCGCGAGGTGCCGCGCAGCATATATCAGAGGCTTGTGCAGTCGGTCATAAGGATCGGCGCACATCTTTCTTTGACAGTAGAGCGCGTTGAGGACTTCGAGAAGAAGCTCCGCAATGCTGCACCTGGAGATCACACAATAAGTATGCAGGGCAATCGCATGTATATCCAGGGCTACTTCGATCTGGATAAACTCAAAAAGGAGGTGATGTGGTGAGCAAGCAGCTTGGTGACGGGCCGATAGATAAAGCGTATCGCGAGTCAATGAACCGGTTGGCGAATGATATCGATCACGCGTTCAACGGAGATGCCAAAGGCGCTGATCGCAAGGTCGGATTTGTCATGCTCGTATTTGAGTTTGGCGAATTGGTTGAAGGTCGTTGCAATTTCATTTCGAATGGCGCAGATCGGAAGGATATCGTGGCGCTGTTCAAGGAAATGATTGCGCGCTTCGAGGGGCAGCCGGAGGTGAAGGGGCGAGCATGAGCAAGATAGTCATGTGTCGTAAGGTGAGGGTCAACCAAGGCGGATATGCGTATAGTGGCAGGCATTACTTCGGTACTGGCGTGCCGCTGTACTATGTCGAGTGTGAGAATGGACGCAGCGACCATGTGCGTGCATTCTCGCGTGATGCGGCGATCAAGCTGTTTGAGTCAAACAGAAGGAGTGCATGCTGTGAGGAATAACAAGCCGATCTTGTGCGTGGATTTTGATGGTGTGATCCATGCATATACGTCACCATGGATTGATGCTGTTACGATCAGTGACGGGCCGGTTCCTGGTGCAATACAATGGCTGTGGAAAGCAAGCGAGCATTTCGTTGTGTATGTGTATTCCAGCCGATCGAAGGAGCCGCTTGCGCGTGATGCAATGTGCAAGTGGCTCTTTAAGTGCTTGCGTGATGAGTTCGGTCCTGACGACCCAAAGTCGCAGTACATACCGCTCATATTCACTGCTGAGAAGCCTGCTGCGTTCCTGACAATCGACGATCGCGCGGTGTGCTTCGACGGCGACTGGTCGAAGCTCGATCCAGAAGAGTTGCTCAAGTTCAGACCGTGGAACAAGAAGGAAAAGCTAACATGATGGAATTTTCCATCATAGTCCTGCTTTGGGCCGCGACACTGCTTTCGCTATGCCTATCGCTGGCAGCCATAGCATTCATGGCAACCACTCAGCCACCAAAGGAGAAATGAGAATGGCTACACGATCCAAGATGAAAGAGCCTGATGGTGAACAGGCGACACCGAGCACATTCCAGGGCTTGATTGTCAAGGCAATGGGGCTTGTGACGAATGATCTACTTAGCAAGATAAAGCAGGATACCGGCAGCGGGGCGAATGTGTCGCGAACGCTGGCGGAATTGTTCATGTGGAATTGGATCAGGAAGTACGCAGATGGCAGGTATGATAAGTTGCTTGCGTCAGCGAGAGAAGACGGAATGCTCGGCGATCTGGATAACAAAGACCCAGGAAGCTATTTGGCAGCGGAGAGTAGGCATTTCGTCATGACCGTTAGCATCAGCGAGCCGGTGCGACGATTCGATCCCGACGTGCTCGGTGAGTGGGCGTTTGCTACGTATAAGGTGCCCGTCATTGTGCTGAAAGAGCAGATCGAGAAGGCTCGTACTCCCACGAAATCGCAGGTACGCGTCACAGTCACGGAGCGGTAGCTGTTTGAGTCAAACAGTTACCCCGTGGGGAGGCCGGGCTTGATTTGCACTCCGGCTCGGCCTCCTTCTCATTATGAAACAGTGGAGGATGACATGACTGACGTTGATGCAGCAGTGAACGGCAGGCCGAATGAGGAAGTTGCGTTGGCCTATACCAAGCCTGACAACGGCGCTGCAAAGCTCCGTGACCAGCTAGGTGCCAAGATCGACGAGGCGACGGTGCATATCGTCAACGAGTTGGACATGCTCAAGGAAGAGATTGAGCAAATCAAGACCAAGCTGATAACAGATGCGTCGCTAGTGAAGGAGGCACTAGCGACGCATTTCATGTTGGGGGCCGAGGCACTGGCGTTTAGGAGCAAGGTGGCCATGCGGTTGAAGGAGCTAGTGAAGTAATGGCGCTCGTGCTCCAACCAGCGTTCAGCGATAAGACGCGAGAAGAGATCGAGCAGCATCTGCTCGTGGTCAGAGCTAGGCGCATGGCAGCGGTTGTGACGTACTACGCTGGCGTGAATGCAAAGAACCTGCATTTGATTATCAGGGATCGGCAACGCATTGCACGGGAGTATGCCATGCTTGCTCGCGAGCTTGTCAAGATGGACAAGCTCGATGCAATAGTCGAGACACGATTGGCGAAGCTTACTCAACTCCAGCAGGAGTTGGATATTCATCAAGGCAACATGGTGGAGATCGAGGATGAAGGAGATCAAGAGAGAAGCGGAGATAAAAAAGGAGCCAACGGAGAGTATAAGCGAATCAGCGGAATCGTCAGGTCGGGCCGTCCACCAGGCTCGTGAGCGGTTCCCGATAGAGTTGCCGCAGCACAAGATGCTGGTCAAGTGCCCTGATGGTGAGCAATCATGGACGATATATGCGGAGTTCACAGACTATCGTCCGATGTGCCCGGAGTGTGGGCAGTTGATGGACGTAATCACAGAACAGGAGGAATAGATGCTACATCCCGAAACGTTCAACTATCTGCAACCAACGCAAGCGCAGATCAATCGTATGCAAACAGTACGCGACAGGTTCGCCAAGTTTGCGTTTGAGCTTGAATCATTGTTGCCGGACGGGCCTGATAGAACTTATATTATGCGCCAACTGCGCGAGGTTGCGATGTGGGCAAATATCACCATTACGCGATTGCCCGATGGTACCCCGCGACGTGACGTGGAGCCATGACAATGACGCTGACATTCAATCAGTTCCAGAAAGAGTTGCGTCAGATGAACGTCGATGGCAAGACGGCGTATTTCCTCACGATGATATACGAGCGTCTGATCGACACTGAGAACCAGTTGATGACATGCGCAAGGCTCGTGGAGAGTATGGCCGACTCCATGCAGGGCTTTGTGGAGTTGAACGAAGCGCAGCAACGGGAGATGCGAAAGGTGCTGCGTGGTGGTCGGCCAGACGGCATTGAGGTGGAGAGTGTAGCAATCAAACCGGAGGAAGACTAACATGAAGTTAGATGGCATCGACGTACGCGACGCGATCAAGCCGTGTGTTCTCAAGATCAACAAGGCCGATGCAAATTCCGGCCAAGGCAACCCGGCAACCTGTGCGGCGGCAAAAGCAGCTTGCAGGGTTGTGCATGTCGTGGAGGCGCGTATCTATCGGACGCGATCGTATTTGTTGGTGGAGGGCACACGCGGAGACAAGAGATGGGTACGATACTATACGCCCGGAGCGCTGCGAACCGAATTGATTGCATTCGATCGCGGCGGGACATTCGATCCGGGCGAGTACACGCTGGGGACGTTGCCGGAGAACAAGCAGATTGGCAACGACAAGCGGAACGGTGCTACGGGTCCGAAAAGGCGCAAGAGGCCAACGCCGCATATCATCAAGGGCATACGTCCAAGGGCTCCGGTTAACTCAAAGGGCTAACAATGTCAGAGATAGGAAGGGTGACGCTAATGGCTGTGGAAAAGGTTGTGGATTTGGTCGGCGCTGCGAAGGAGTTTGCAGACCTTCATTGCCATGCTTCTGGCGATCAGCGCAGACTATTCGAAATAGCGCTCGTAAGTCTTCTCATAAACACTTACGAGGGGGGCGTCGATACTGGGCGGCGTGAGCGTTTGAGTCAAACAGGGGAACACGAAGAGGAAGGCGGAGAAGATGAGGAGTGTTAAAGGCTTTCTGGCTGATGACGGCACCTATTTCGATACGGCTGAGAGCGCGGAACTGTATGAGGCCTTACACGCCTTGGAGTTCTCGGTCACGAATATAGGTGCCGATCCGGCAAAGTTCATGATCGTGATCGAGGGTTGCCAAGACCAACTCAGGAGATATCTAGATGCCAAGAATAAATACGAAGAAAGTGAAGCCACGGGACCACGTCCAGGGAACGCCCAACCTGTTGTCAATAACACCGACAACGGCCGAGCAGAGGGGGATGCACCCGTACTCGAACAGCAGGTTGACAAACCTGAACATGTGCCCGACATACGGAGTGGTGTCGGCACAGAAGCAGTACCAGACGAACGCAAGGTCGATGGCGCTGGAGGCGGGGGCGCTCATGCACGAAGTGTTCGCAGCGCTGCGTATATGGCAACTGTATCAACAGCAGCACTTGCCACGGCACGCGGAGGCAGTAGCAACACGTTTGTTCAGCAGGCCGAAGCAAGGTCAAAACTATCGCGGGCAGACAAGTGATCCGAGCAGATGGCGGCGCTGCTGGATCAAGAGCGCAGATCAGAAGGATACGCGCGAGTCGATGATGGTACTCGCGTTTGAGATACTGCGCAGTAGTGGCTGGGAGGACGATTCAGAGGACAGGATTAGGACGATCGCCAACATGGAATTGGCATCGATCGTATACATCGACGAGATTGTCCCGAGAATGTCAAACTCGCCGATCTATGTGGAGGATGAAAGCAATCCGCACTGTATCGTCGGCATCGAGAATGTGTTCGATGTAGTGCTGACATACGATGACGACAAGCAGTTCCGGTTCATTGGGACGCTTGATGGACTGACGTATAACAAGGCGAAGAGCCGTGCAGTGCTGGAGGATAACAAGACAGCGGCGAGGTTGGACGAAGGCTGGAAGGCGTCATTCCTGTTGTCCAATCAAGTGACGGGATATCTCGCATGTGCTGCGTCGGTGTATGGGTTCGATATCTATGATGCGAAGATTATCGGGCTCAAGGTCAAGCCGACTGGTAAAGGCGAAGACGTGTGGCCAATATCTGTGAGCAGGACTGGCGAGCAGTTCCAGCGGTGGGCGTTCTGGTTCAGACATACGGCAGAGATGTATGAGCAGTATAAGGACGACTATGAGCATACGCCACGGTATACGCATAGCTGCAACAGATACTTCAGGCCATGCTCACTGCTAAGTTTCTGTTGTGACACGTTCGAGGGCCGGATCGAGCAGTGGCACGAGATGGTATCGGCAAGGTCCAGTCCCAGCGAGTTGGCGATCGGGGATGACTGATGGCGATTATGTATAACACAAAGGAGCCAGGCATGACTATGGACGATGCACTATTCAAGGCTGCCGTCGAAGCTGCTGTGAAGCTGGAGGGTGCCGAGCGTGCGCCGTTGTTCGAGGCATTCGCTCATGTTGTCAGAGACTTCTTGCTCGATGTTGAGCGTGCAGCAGATGCGCTGGAGCGGATTGCTAATGCTGCGGAGGGCGTGCCTCTGTCTGAGTCAAACGGGGAGTGATTATGGTACAGCCATTCAAAGTAGGTCCAGTGACGGTGCAGTCCGGGCGGGAGATTGCTAAGAGGATGGCTATAATGCTCTGGGGAGCAGCCGCCAGCGGCAAAACCTCATTTGCAGCCACGGCACCGGGAGACAAGCTGTGGCTGTCATTCGGAGATCAGGAGCATGTATCGGTCGCGCATCGCTCGGATGTGCATGTCGCCAATCTGTCGGGACTATCGGCGGAAGAGTTGTTCAAGCATGCGCTGAGCGACAACCCGTTCGGGATGGACCAGATACTTGCGGAGCACAAGAACATCGAAACGGTTGTGTGTGACTCAGCTACGGCTTTGGTGTATCTGGCGTTGCAGCGATCAATCGAGAGAGGAACTGGTGCAGGCAGGCGTGGCTTTGTACCGACAATCGAAGAGCCAGGACAGTCCGCGTATGGTGCTCGCAATGCCTTGATGCTAAAGGTGCTGACGGGCTTGCTGCGCGTGACGGCAAAGCATAATGTGCATCTGATAGTCACAGCGCATGAAGCTGATCCTATAATGGAGATACGGGACGGCAAGGAGGTAGTGAGTCACATTAGCGTCATGCTCGGTGGCCAACTGGTCAATAATGTGACGTTCCGGCTGTCAGAGATATGGTACATGTCGGCACAGAGAGAACGCAGGCTGGCTGTAAGGTCAGTGAGACTGCGGAGGCCGATGAAGACGCGTATGTTTTCAGGTGACGGCGATGCAGAGTTTACACTGGAGTACAACTCGGAGTTGCCTGACAAGGGCCAAATGACTATCGCCGGTTGGTACAACAAATGGGTCAAGCTGGGAACCAAGATATTGCCAAACGGTAAGGACACCCAGGACAGTGGGTCTTCGAAACGCAACAAGTGACTCTGTCCAGTCGCTTCTGGAGGATGATGATGGCTGAAGACGATGAAGCCCTCGATATCATCGAGCTTGACGAAAGCCTCGCTGATGTTGAGAAACCGGCAGAGTTGCCTGCCGGGCTGTACGTCGGAGAAATCCAAGACGTGCAGGTTGCCACAAGTGCCAAGGGCAATGCCTACTACGCTGTCCGGTTCATCATCGGGCCTGACGAGATTCCCGCTGACATTCAGCAGGATTTCGAGGATGGCGCGGTGTTGTTCTGGAATCGGCAGATCAGGCCGAGGGACGGTAAGGATCGCCGTGCCTTGTTCAATCTGCGCAAGTTCGTTGAGGCCATCGGTCTGGACGCGAATACGTCTTCGATCGACCCCAACGATTGGATGGGTTGCCGTGCCCGGTTGAGGATCAGGCAGACCATCAATCCGCGCGATCCCACGTCTGGCAAGCGTGCAGAGATTGCGTCGATCGAGCCGCTGGAAGACACTCCGGCGCCTCGTGGAACACCGGAGCCGGAGCAAGAGGTTGAGACGGCTCCAGCAGCGCGCGGTCGTGCAGGTCGCGGCCGTACGCGGTAGTTGAGGATGGCCCGGCACTGTGTGAGTCAAACAGTGTCGGGCCTTTTATGTATCATGAAAAGGAGAGAATAGATGGAAGGAGTACAGGATCAGGTGTGGGTCCGAGCGCAGATCGTTGCGGCCCTATGGGAAGGCAACGACGATAGTAACGAAGCGCAGGTTGGACGGCAAGCCGATGCGATCATGAGACTTCTGGAGCGGACAGCCGGCGCAACAGACACGTATCATGTATTCGTCGGTTATCTGAATGATCTGCGACTGAGAGGAAAGGCAGGGGAGGGCAGCGATGGTTGACTCGGTGCAGTTGCGCCTCGGTGAGTATGTCAGCCGAGGCGTCTGTCAGGTGATTATCCGTGTACGCTTGGAGGACAGAAGGGACATAACAACGGCAGCGCAGTTGCTGGGCCTTACACAAGCTCAGTTCATGCGTAATGTACTTGTCCAGACAGCTAGAGCAGTCATAGCAGAGGTCAAATCAGAAGAGGCTGCGTAATGCGCGTGCGAATAATCGCAACTAAGACCACACTCCGCGACCTGCGGCCCGGCGATCTGTACTCGGAATATGATGGTTCATACTGGAACCTCGCAATGTCCGGGCATGTCTCGCCACAGGCGCTTATTTACACAAACGAAACGACCGCTGATGATATCAGCACAGATTCATATTACGTGTACCGATTGACGATTGTTAAGGAGAGCGTAGACAAAGACGGTATCAAGACGCAACAGCGTAATGCCCATACGTCGGTGGTGCTCGATCCAAACGCGCCTCCGGGGTCAACACCGAAGGAGATTGAACGTGGGAGAAAGTGAGCAGTTGGCGAGTGTGAGACAAACACGTTTGAGTAGCGAACAGGAACTGGCCATAGAACTGTGTTGCAGCGTACTTGATCGCATAGTCTCGGTCACTGGCGGCGCTGGGACCGGCAAGACGCTGGTGCTCGGTTATGTGTATCACGAGCTATGCAAGAAGCATAAGGTGGCATTGTGCGCTCCGACTGGCAGAGCCGCGAAGCGTATATATGAACTGACGGGCATCACAGCTAAGACCATACATAAGTTGTTGGAGTATCCGCAGCCTAACGACGACCCGTTGTACGGTGACGACGGTGACGAGATACCACCAAGGAACGAGCCGAAGCGGTGTGCTGCGTATCCACTCGATGAATTTGTCGTTCTTGTTGATGAATCGTCGATGATCGGACCGGAGCTTTATCATGGGCTCATAGCAGCGTTGCAGAAGAAGGGCGTAATTAGGTTCTTCGGTGACAACAATCAATTGCTGCCAGTAGAGGAAGGGCCGCCGCCATTCAGGACGATACTGGCCAAGTTCCCAGCGGTCACGTTGACGTATAACTTTAGATCGGATGACGAGGTTGTAAGCAATGCGTATCGCATCCTACGCGGTCAAATCCCACTGCGTAATAACAGGTTCGATATCCTGTATGAAGACAATCCCACGCTTACACTGATTAAACTGATCGAGGGGCATCCCGAGTATGCAGACGACGGCAACCAAATCATTATGCCTACGCGCAAGGGACCTGTAGGTACGCTGCGTGTCAATCCGTCTATCCAAGTGAAGCTGAACAAAGACAAGGAGTTGTTGCGCTTGCCGCGATTTGATAAGAAGGAGCGTGATCTTGTCATACGTGCGAATGATAAGTTCTTGTGGGTCAAGAACGATTATCAGTTGGACCTGTTCAATGGCGAGATTGGTCGTGTAGCTAAGATCGATACCGAGGACGGTTCAATCTGGCTGAAGACTTCCGAAGGGCGCAGCGTCGAAGTGCCGCCGAGCATTAGGGCATACAATAACTTCCTGCGGACTACAATCAATTACGATCCGCGTAAGCAGCTTGAATTGGGTTACGCTATCACAACGCACAAGGCGCAGGGCAGCGAGTTCAATACTGTGGTCTATTGTATGTCCAGCGCGTCGCCGTTCCTGTTGAACCGGAACAATTTCTACACAGCCGTGACACGAGCCAGAACGCGCGTGCTCATTATAACGGATCGCAGAGGGATGTTTCTGGCGCTCCGTCGCGAGGTACGCACATGACCGAATGGGAGCCTGGAGATGAGCCGTTTGACTCAAACGAAGCGGCAGCGATATATAGTATTCACAGGGCCATCGCTCAGTGGCAAAAGCACCGCGGCTGCATTGCTCGTGTCATGGTTCCGGCAGAAGGGGTGTTCAGCGGTGCACTGCTCCTTCGAAGCGCCAATGAAGCATTATCTAGCTATGTCATTAGGGCTGAAGTTAGGGAGCTTCAAGATGGACGAGCCGTTGTCCGTATTATTATCAAAAACCTGCAAGGACTTTCTAAGACTTGAGGCGGCGCATCTACGGTTCAACTATGGGCCGAACGTCATGGGCAGCATGTTAAAGGAAAGGACGAAGCACTGGCGGCACAATCCCGTGTACGTTGTGGTGGATGACGGTGTGAGCATGCTGGATTGTCGTGCGCTCGGAGATTACTTCCTGATTCAGATTGTGCGTGATGCGCAAGAGCGTGTATATCCATTCATGATTCCGAACGCGGATGCGCATATCCGTAATGACGGAACGCTGGATGATCTACAGGCGAAGATTGAGAAGATTGCAACCATCATAGAGGAAGAGAGATGAATCAAGATTCGCAAGAGCTAGTGACGGAGTTCACTGCATTGGCCTGTGCGTATGGCCTCGACGTGCAGGCTGTTTGCAGCGGTCCTTTGGAGGCCACGACTGCGTTCATAGGCGAGGGGCTCGGCGAGGTAGAGGTGCGGAAGAAGGCTCCGCTTGTTGGCAAGTCTGGTCAACTATTGTGGAAGCACACGGCTCGCTACGGGCTCACGCCGGAGAATGTGTATGCAACCAATGTCATCAAGCGGCAGATCACTATGTCGGAGACTTCCAAGTTCAAGATGGATGTGCATGAGCTTGCGCAGTGGCATGAGTTGCTGCAATGGGAGTTGTCGCAGCTACCGAACCTCAAGACGGTCGTATTGCTTGGCGGTTACGCACTCACTGCTGTGCTCGGCAAGAACGGCATAGGCTCTTGGCGAGGGTCAGTGGTGGATATCGATCTGCCGAATGGTAAGAGGGGAAGTGCTGTTTGTACTAACAATCCAGCGTATCCATTACATGAGCCCAAGGCCGAGATCACGTTCCTGATGGACATGCAGAAGGTCGGGCAGGTTGTAGCAGGAACGTTCAAGCCGTACGAGGTTGACGCTATTATCAATCCGACGTACCGAGAAACCATGTCGTTTCTGCTCGACATGCAGCGTACCAACAAGCCGGTAGCTGCCGACATTGAAGGGCTGAACGACGAGACTGCGTGCATGGGTCTTGCGAACGAAGCGCATCGCGCCATCTGTATTAACTTCCGTGACGCTGATCGCAATACGTTCACGCCGACAGAGGAACAGGACATTTGGATGGCTATCCAGAGGCTGTTTGACTCACACAAGGTCATCGCACAGAACGGAGGATTTGATAGTTACTGGTGTCGGCTGAGAGATTGGCTGCGTATTAGGGTATGGTTCGACACGTTGCTTGCACACCATACGTTGTATCCGCAGTTGCCACACAACCTGGCGTATCTAACAGCGCAGTATACGAACCATCCGTTCTACAAGGACGAGGGAGATTACTGGAAGGAGGGCGGGGATATCAATGAGTTCTGGGTGTATAATTGCAAGGATGCTGCGGTTACGTGGGCGATTGCGCAGAGAGAGCGGGCTGAGTTGGAGAAGCAGGGGCTAAGCAGGTTCTTCTTCGAACACGTCATGCGAGCGCAACCGCACTTGGTAGAAGCAACAGTGCATGGCCTGCCAGTGGATAAGACGGTGAAGGCAGCGATTGCTATGGAGATTGATAAGGATGTGGCAAGCATCGAGGAGGAGTTCCATAGGCTTGTGCATGAGTGTACGGAGGATTCGACATACTTTCCGAATCCAGGCTCGTGGCAGCAGATGCGCGAACTATTCTTCGAACGGCTCAGTCTGCAAGGCGTAGGGCTGTCTACAGACAAGACGAACCGTGACCACATAATGAAGCACGCAAAGACGCGGCCAGTAGAGAGGGAGATGCTATCGGCACTTAACAAATACAAAGAAGAAGACAAGTTTCGTGGTACATACGCCAACGCGAAGGAGTCGAGAGATGGTCGCTTTCGGTTTGAATTTAAGCAATATGGAACGCAAAATGCTCCTGGAAGGCTATCCTCTGCTCAGCTTATTAACGGTGAAGGTGGTAACATCCAGAACCAGCCTATGCGAGCCAGAGGATTCTTTGTTACAGACCCTGGATGTGTCTATATCTACTTTGATCTGGCGCAGGCTGAGGCCCAGGTGGTTTCATTTAGGGCCGACATTCCTAAATGGAAGGACCAGTTTGCTAGAGCACGGCGTGACGGAAGCTATGATTGTCATCGTGCACTGGCCTCGGAGATGTTCAAGGTTCCTTACGCAGATGTACCTATGGCGGACTGGGACGAAGATAATCGCCCTACGATTCGCTATGTCTCCAAACGTTGCCGCCATGGGCTTAACTATCGAATGGAGCGCTTTCGTCTCTCCGAGGTGACGGGCCTGTCGTATCATGTGGCTGCGCGAGCGTTCTTGTTGTATCATAAGATTACGCCCGAATTGCAGGATTGGTGGAAGCAGGAAGAGTACACATTCAGGAAGGATCGGGCGTTGTACAATGCGCTGGGCCGTAGGTTCCGTGTGTTGCAGCCGGTGGATGATGAGGTGGCTAAATCGGTCGTGGCGTTCTATCCGCAGAGCACGATCGGCGACAAGGTTGTGCAGGTGTGGTATCAGGCAGAAGAGGATGACGAATGGCCGAAGGGTCATGCACGAGTCGCGATTAACGTGCATGACAACTTGGTAGGAATGGCCGAGGTCAAGTATGCAAAGACGGCTCTTCGCATATTGAAGAAGTATGCGGAGAGCCCATTGATGATTCAGGATGCATGGGGACGAAGGCCGCCCGAGCCGTTATCGATTGGAGCGGAGTGCAAAATGTCGTATCCAACAAGCTGGGACGAGAAGACGAAGCGTTTTGTGGAGGACCCCAACGGGCTGCATCGCTGGAGCAACATGAAGACTGTTGCTGTTTGAGTCAAACAGGGTTCTTGACCAGCATGAGGATGAATATCCAGAACGCGGTTAGGCCTGCCACGACTACGACCCACATGAGGCAGCCTACCCATTCGTTCCTTGTCATGATAGCTTCTCGATGTTTGTTGTTGCCCGCCATTGAGCTATCTGTCCTGGCAGGATGTATTTGTTAACCTTCTTATCAGCCGCGAGTATCTTGAGGAACGCTATTACCTCGCCGTCGCGAATATTGCCGCCAGCCTTAGCGATAAGCTCAGACTGGCGGCGACCTTGTGTGCCGCCGTCGATTAGGAATTTCGTGATCTTTACTTGCCAGTCATCGTTCGTGCTCATTGTTCCTCCCCAGGTGGAGTGCCAAAGTCTGGTACGCCGTGCGGTGTAATGTCTTGTATGGTGATGCGTCTGCCGTATTCAGGATGCCTTGCTGTCATCTCATCTTCGACACGAGTGATTGCTGCATTGATCTCTCTTGCCGCCGCCTGCCTGTGACGCTCATACCAACTCCTAACCGCAAACGGGTCCGTGTGGTCTATGCCGGCGTTCTTAAGCGCCTGCATTACGTCAGGCCTTTCTTCTATGCGCCGCTTCCAAGTTGGTAGATTACCAAAGTCGATGTATCGCATGGACTGGATGGCTTTGGAGTCCGAACTGTACCGATCCCACAGTGATTTGAATCCCATGCCTCCCCTGTCGAGGCTGTCTTTGTTGAAGCGCGCATCTAGCAGTGCAGCGAACTCTTTATAGAGTGGATTGGTTGCGGGTACCTGGTCTAAGCCAGGCGAATGCGGTGGTATCTGTGGTCCTAATCGGTGCGTTGCTTCGGCCTCGCCTGACGGACTTGTGGGCTTCGCTTTGGTTACGAACTGCTCTCCGGTCATTCCCCACTGATGATAGTATTGGAGAAGTCCTTTGATTGCCTGATCCCTATTATACATTTCGTTTACCATTCGTGTATTGCCTGCCGGAGGCGCAAATGTATTGAAGGCGTTGTTGAGCAAATCCGTGCGTTGTAGTTGCAGCTTGCCCATTTGTTTGAGGCTGTTCCCTAATGCGTTGGCATACCCGGTTTCGTCCGAGTGCTCATACGCTCCGAGTCCGGCCAGCCACATATCAAGGATCGCAGGACTTACAGCCCTGGACAAGCTTTCGTTTAGCTGACTCATTACTTTGTTCGTATCGTATTGGTTCTGTTTACGCATGAAGGTGTCGCCGCCAATATCAGCAGCGCCTACGTTCTGGCCAAGCGTGTTTCCTAGCGGGCTGCGAAAGAATGCCCCGACGTTGCCTGGCGCGGACGCTCCTAGTGCCTCCATACCTGCTCCGAATAGTGGGTGTATTGGTGGCAGCACAACATCAAGTGCTGTCGCGAGCGCTGCCTTGGCATCCTGTGATTTAGACCAATGTGGCGCATTTGGGCCATGGTCATCGCTCCAGTAGTTGTCTCCGTATATGTGTGACATTATGGCTTCCATTCCCATCTTGGGAAAGACAAATTCCTGTGGCCACGGCATCTCTATACCTTCTGCTGCGCGCCTTCCTGGCCATGCAATGTACAGGGACATGCCGCGCCTGTATTCGTTTCTGCCATAGAGTTGGTGACGTATGTACGGAGTGCCTTCTGGGTCTACGCCCGCAGCCGAGTTCCACATATAGGTAAGCACTGGCGGCGCTATAACGGACGTGAGGGCCTTGAGAGCAAACTTGGCACGGCTGCGCTTAGCTGACTTTGGAAATGCCTTTAGTCCTTGCATGGACATGTTATGCCATGGAGACAGTTCACGCAGCGTGTCGTGAGTGCCGACCCATGCCTCGGCAACCTTCGCTCTAGCAGCTAGGCCCGCAGACATTGGGTCCTTGGTTTGGTACCTGATGAAATGGCCTTCCTGATTGCGCGCGGTGCCGGACACCAACGGATCGCCCACTAGCGCGTTTGCATCGGGTACGAGCTTATTGTACGTCGCATCCGTTATCTCTTCATGTGTCGCTGACGGTCCTAGCTCCTTTTGTGTCTGCTTGTATACGCGCCGGAAGTTCTTCTGCACGCTTGCTGTCTGTAGTGACTGATGCACATCGTTTAGAAAATTCCGGTAGGCGTGACCCAATGTTGCCAGTTGTCGAGTTCCTGGCCTGGTGCTCATGTCCTGCACCATGGCTCTCATTCGACTATGCGGATTGGTCAAGGCGCTATCAGCACCGTATCGCATTAGTCCGATGGAGTGCGTACCTCTGGCTCGTATGTTCGCAACCGTGCTGCGCGCATACTGATTTGCTAGTATATTCGCTATGTGGTTTGAAGCGTTGTCACCAAAGGCGTGACGTAACCACCCTCCGCTAGTAGCGTCAAGTGAGTACGATGCGTGTTTGGCTAATCGTGCTAGCGAGGACGATCCTATAGCGTATCCCGTTCTGGCAAGCCCAGGGGGTCTCTTCGCATATCTCATCCCAGCAGAGTTTAATTTTGCGATGCGGTAGTTTCGAAGCGTATCCCTGACCGCAAAGTATGGTTGCAACAGCCCTGTTGTGCTGGCTACGAACACCCGCCTTGGAAAGCCTAACACTTTGCTTACTGTGCCCATACTGAAATGATCTGGCCCGAATCTAAGCAAGTCCTTCATTGTGGGATTGTCTGCGATGACATGCTGCCTCACGCCACGGCGATACATTCTTATATGACGGTTCTGGAGCGACTGTGAAATGTCTCCTGCTTTCTTGAATGTGAACATGTGTTGCCCGCCGGGAGACTGTCGTATTGTATCAATGATCTTGCCGGTGGCTTGTTCGTTTATGGTTTGTCGTGCCTTTGTGGTCACGTACTCTATGGCTGCCTTGATGGGATCGGGACGGCGTATAGGCTCGCCCATAGCATTCCGGCCGCTGGGATACTTAAGGTATTCTGCACGCCGGCTCCTGCTGACCGGAACCTCGTTCGGATTGTACGCGTGTTTGTTAAGCTCCTCGCTCTTCGTCATAATCGAGTGCTCGCCCTCGGCCTGTCCTCGGCGCGACTCTAGTATGTTCTCTCGGTAGTGACCACGTACGCGTGCCCAGTCCGGATGGGCTTGTTCCGCACTGTTAAGGCTCTGCAGAATGTCAGCCTCCGTCTTGCCGTGTACCATCGGCGGCCCAACTTGTGGATTTGCATTTGTTGCGGCTGTACGCTTTCGCTGTATGTTTCGAACTTCATCAAGATCGCTGTAGTCGCTCAGGTACTCTCTGAAGCCTTTGTTCTTTCTGAAGTTCGCATACGCCTCGATCTTCCGCAGCGACACAGGTACCTTGAACTCGAAGTGCGGCGATATGGCGCGTCCTTCCTCAACTGCTGCATTTGCGAGAGACTGCGATTGTGAGCCAGTGTATTCCCTGAGCATGTCATGTAGTTCGTCTAGCGCTTGAGGCGTCAACCCTGTCTTCGCTGCGTACGAATCGATAGGGCCTATTCGGTCATTGGCAAGAAGTGAATAGTCCTTGGGTGTGAAGTTTGCTTTCCAGGTTAGAGACGCAGGCGCGGCTTGAGGTATCGCCGGTACGCTAGGCGGTGGTACGCTGGGCTGGTTGAACACACTAGATGGAGGCGATGAACGAGAAGGCGGCGTGACGGACGGTGTTTGAGTCAAACTAGGTTGCGGCGTGCCGGGCATCGGAGGCAGGTTAGGAACCTGATTGGCCGGTACGACTTCCACAGGTATGGCTCTGGTAGCGGCAGGTGCTGGTATAGAGGCAGCGACTGGTGCTGCAGGAGGCCGTATAACAGGCGGTGCTTGTCGTTGCGCTCCTGGTGCGGGCTGCGGAAGCACTGGAGGTTCTGTGCGCTGAGTAACGTCTGCGGCTTGCACCTCGGCAGCACGACGGGCAGCGACAGCTCTAGGATTCATTCCAATTGCGCGTGGGTTTGTTGCGAATGCACGAGCGTTCGGTGGAGGTAATGGAGGAGCGGCCGGCGGCGGCGCTATTTGAGGAGCAGCCGGTAGTTTGGTCGGTGCAGCCGCCTGCGCGGGGGGCTGTGCCTCGCGTAATGCGAGAAGTTCTCCGACAGGACTTAGTGCTTTGGTAGCCGGTGGAGGCGCTACGGGTGCTTCGGCCGCAGGAGGTGGTGCGGCGGCGGTAGGCTTCTCGAATGTAGGTTCCAAGCGGACGAACTTTCCAGTCGCAGGGTCTTTCGGATGCACAGGCATTCCAGGCCGCTCGACGAATTGTCCTGAAGTGTCTCTGGGAAGCTCTGGCATTATTATCTTGCCGCCAGCCGAGCCAAGTCCTGTCGGTGTCCTAAACGGCGTCGTTGCTCCTATCGTAGCTTGTGCTGCCTCATTGGCCCAGTCTATCGCTTCCTGCTCGCGAGTTCCGCCGAGCATGTGGCTAATATCGCCGTGGTAGGCCTCTTCCGCCATCTGTCCGGGAGTCAAGGCCATCTGGTACGCGCCCTGTGCCATACGTGACGGAAGGCCGGCAATTGCCATACCAACTCGCGCCCCGGTGCTCGCCGCGCCTTCTGGAGGCACTTCTCCAAGCGCCAGCGCTCTGGCAATCTGTGTTCCAGTATTATCAGATAGATGGTCTTGCACATGCGTCATAGACTTCTGATCTTCGCCGCTCATGTGACTAAGTGGTTTTATCTCTCCGTTCGCAAACCGCTGCAGGAACTCCGGTGACTGTGCTATGCCCTTCGTCATGCCGATGGTAGGGTCTAGTGCTGCATCGAATGCCTGCACATTCTGCGGCTGTCCGTCAGCGCCAATCACTGTGTGAGTCAAACTGGGCATGTCGGTTGGCAGCATGGCGCTGGCCATCCACCACGGGAGAAGGTCGGTGTCCGATGGTGTCGTAGCTGCCTGTAGGTCTACGGGCGGTATCGGAGGCAATGGCGGTACCGGCGCCTGCGGCTGCATGGGACGCTTTAGCTGATCTAGGTATTCGCGCATCGCCGCCACGTCCTGATCTTCTTGCGGCGGTCCAGCCTCTTCCGGCTGTCGAATCGGTTCGTCAGGCGCGCCGGCTATGTTTACGCTGGCCACCTGATATGGTAGCTCGGGTGATGCGTCTGTCATAGTTCCTGTGTCGCGTGCTGCAT